CCCTTGCGGAAAGCAAGTTGAACCTGTTTGCTGTAAATAATAGGACTAAAATTACCGTTAGGAAGATTACCATAACCAGCTGCTGCTGTAAATGCCATTTTTAAATCTCCTTAAACATTTATCGAATGTATACCAAAAGGTATACTACCTTTTAGTCATGTTACTTTATAAGGACCATTCATGCGTTGAGGTTGTACGTGGGATAGCTAATCCTGTGTAGGCTCACATAATTGGGTAGTCTTTAAAGCGGGGTTTTAAAGTGTAACATAAGTAAGTTATAAGTAGCTAGTTTTTTATATTAGGAACGAGTTAAAAGCCATATAAAAAACACATATAAGGTTATGTCACACTTTTAGTTATTATAGTTATACCTATAATAAATTACTTGTCAACTATTATCTTGCATTTCCTGATATATCATATATAAAATTGCCTGACCTAATAGCTTCCATTATCTGTTCTGACTTAGCTTCATACTCTTGAGGACTCATTTTGTCTACTTGAGACTCTTTAAACCCTACGCTTTTGCTAGTTTCTGAAGGAGTCGTTTTGCCTTTCGTTGTGACTGCTTTAGCAGCACCTGCATCATCTGACTTCTCTTTTGTCTTACTAATTCCTTTATCTGCTTTATAGAGGTCGATTGCCCTTGCTGCAGATTTGGCATCATTATTGTTTTCGTACAAAGCATTTTGTACCCATTGTGGTTGGTCTTCTGCCCAATCATGGAAGTCATCACTTTCTCTTATGTCTACGAAGTCTGGATGTATTCGTAGTAATTCTAATTCAGCTTTCTCTTTTACGGAGTTAGCATCTCTTTCATCTATTTCTTTTATTCGTTTAGCTATATCTTCTGATTGCTCTCTTGCTTTTTTTGTAGCAATTGTTTCTACTATAGCCGCTACATCAGGGTATTCCTTTGCCCATTCACTTATATCTTCATCCGACTTAGGAAGTTTCATTTCCTTTTTAGTTGCTTTATCTAACTGTTCTTTCAAATCATTTAGTTGCTTTTGAAACTCTCGTTCTTTTTCTTGGGTATGTCTTCGTAAGTCTCCATAACGCTTTTTAAAAGTTTTCTCTTCAGCAGAAGTCGGTTCTTCTTCATTATTATTTTCCGCTTCTTTAGCTTCAGTTTCAACTTCACCTTTTTGTTCTTTCAATAGCTGTTCTAATTCAGCCTCTTCTTTTTTTATTCTTTCTTCTTGTGTGTAAGGTTTAGTTACAAATGCAACTTTCTTAGGTGTTGCTTCCTTAATCATAGCTTCTGCCATTTAGTTTCTCCTTGGGGTTATCGTAGCCAAATATGTTGGGGGATAAGTAGCCTATATGTGGGTTATTGTCTTGAAGCCAACCCACCTCGCTTCTTCTTATTAGCTTTAGGTAAATTCTTTCTTTGTATAAAACCACCTGATGCAGTAGAAAATCCCATATCGGATGATGCAGAACCGCCACCACTACTTTGACCACCGTCATCATCGCTAGAATTATTATCATCATAACTTGGTGTTACAGTTCCAAAGTCACTATACAAACTACTACCTACACCATAATCACCGCCTCGTTGAGCTGCTTCTTCATTTCTATCTAAGTATTCTTGAGAAACTATGTTTGAAATACCTGCACCTTTTCTGCCTTTATACATATCATCATATATATCTTGAGTTTTCTTTGCTGCTTTTTTTAAAGATGCTAATTTATTAGGTGACATATTTTCAAAAGGGTCTTTAAGTAAACTAGGGTCTCTTGCTAAACCTACTTTAAGTTCTCTTTGAACTGCAGGTGATAACTCTAAAAACTGGTCTACTTTACCTAGTGGCGTAGAAACTCGTGAATCTCCTTTTGTTGAAACTGATGGTCTAGGTGTTGGAAAAGCTCCAGTATACTTTGTACTACTAGGAGGGGTACTTCCTCTGAACCTATCTGCATCTTTACCAAAAGGTTTAGATATAGTAGTGGTAGGTTTTTGGTCTCCCCCTTTTATTTCATCTCCTACTTTAGTAAGTCTATCATCTTTAGGGTCAGCAAATTTAGTACCGCCACCTGTTTTATATCCTAGTTGACTAGCCCACGCATCATATCTATCTTTACCCTTTTGTCCTAATGACTCATATTCTTCTTTACTTACAGTAGAGCCATGCCATCCTGTATCGTGAGAAGCCGCTAGATGGTTAATAAAATCATCAAAAGATTTATATGAAACAGTTCCATCTTTTGTTAATGAAGCAGAACCGTTACTATTCATAGCTAAACCACTTGCATGATAAACACCATTACTAAGTTTATCTACATCACCTGCTTCTTTACCAAACTTAAATGTTGGAGTAGCACCAAACATAGCAGTAGCATTTCTTATATCTGTATCAAAAGCTCTTTGTGAATTTTCTTCTAACACTTCTTGTGGAGTTATACCTTCAAATGCTCGTTCTTCATCAAGAGCTTCTGCAGGAGTTAATGTTTCAGGTTTATCTCTACCTGTTAAGCTACTAATAATAGTTCCACCAATAGCTGCTATAGGATTAATTAAAGCACCTACTGCTGTAGCTAAACCTTTGCCTACTCCCGCTTCTCTTCTTTGTGCAGCTTTAGCTAAATCAGATACCGCTGTAGATTTAATACCTACACTATCATCTCCAGTATCTTGCGTAGTAGCACTTCTAGCACGAACATCAGTTACAGTCTGCTCTTGTTCTTTTTCTTTTTCAGCAACAGGTTCAGGTTTATAACCTGCTGGAATAGGATATATAGACTGCCCATTAACAAAAGGTATATATAGTTTTTCACCTGCATCATTTATATATACACGTGTTTCTGATTGTTGCTGTTGTCCAAACGGTGTACCTATAGCTTGTTCAAACGTATAAGGTACTTTAGGCATTACTTGAGAAGATGTGTACACAGGTGCTTTTGGCGTTTGTACAGTAACAGGCTGTGCAACTTGTTGTGGTTGTGTTTGAGCAGGAGTAGCAAACATAGATGGTTTAGTAAGTTGTGTTGTAGGTCCTTGTATATTAACCCCCGGAACCACACCACCTTCTGCCATTTGTTTAAAAGGTACACCGTCAGGTATGGTAGCTTGGTCAGAATTACCCATTTGACCCATTTGTTCCATCTTTTGTAAACCTTGTTTAGCTTGGTCTCTAATACCCATAATCTTTTCTAAGCCATGATATCTTACAACATCCGCAGGTAACACAAATTCACCTTCACTTAGTTGAGCAGGTATATCATCTCTTACTTCTTCTTGAGTAGAGCCGATAGGTACGGGGTTATTTGATACAGGGTCTTTAGTTTTTCCTTGGTCTTTTAAACCGCCATCTTCAAACAATTCCATTTGGTCGCTTACAGGTTTTTTAGCCATCGTTTTTATTTACCTCGTCTCTTAAATATTTTAATCTTCTCAATGCTGCTATTGCACCTTGCGTTCTATACATAACAACTGTATCTTCTGTTTGCTCTATAGCTTTATGATGCTGTTCTATTAAAGCATCTAAATACTTATTGAGTTGGTGCTGGTGGCTGACTAGGGGTTTGAGGTTGCCCAGTATTTGCTTGTCCATTTCCACTAAATCCTTGTTCATTCGGTTGCGGTACTTGACCTGTTCCTATTGTTCCTCCCCCTGCTCCTGTGGGGTCCATTGGATTTGCACCTGCTGGAGCTTGACCTTGAGGTGGTGGAGGTCCTTGAAACTGTTTAAGTAACTCCGCTTGTAAAACAGCTTCATCCATATTGTTAGTAACCTTTGAGGGGTCTAAATCCATAGCTTTTGCTATTTCTCTAATTATATAATTAAACTTAGCAAACGGAGCAAGGGCAGGATTAGATGCAGTTTGTAAAAATTGCATTAGTCTTTGGCTACGGACTTCGTTTGCCATTAGGCTTTCCGTTCCCCTAGCATGAACTTCTAAATCACCTCTTATTTCTGGGTTAAAATTAAATTGCATATTAAATCTAAATAATCCTTCACCTAATGGTTTAAGTAAATAATCATCTACATTTTTAATAACAGTTTTAATACTGCCACTTGCTGCGTTCATTAACATAGATATGCCTGATGCAGTTCTTCCTACACCAGATACTCCTGTTTGTCCATGAGAAAAAGAAGGTAGTCCAGTGCTTTCATCGGCTAGTTGTCTAGCCTTGTCAAACAGTTGCAAGTTTTCGTTTGATACATTAGGGAACTTCGTACCAAAGATAGCTTGACCCGGAGCACCTCCTTGTCTTCTAAATACTTTACCCGGATATACAGATAAGTCTTGTCCCGGAACTAAGTTTGTTTCATCCACCTCTATAAGTAAATTACCTGATAACACCGCATTATCAACAGCCATTCTCATAAAACCATTCATCAATGTTTGTGTGTCATCCATATTTTCTGCTAATCCAATTCCAAAAAAAGAATATGGATTTAATTCATAAGGAGCAGCCATGTATGGTATCTTAGCAGGTTTAAATGGGTTAAGTACAACTCTAAGTAATCTACCCCCAGAAACCCACACATTAACTTGTAGCTCTTCAAAGTCTTTTAATTCTTTAGGAATATCAACCCCTTGGTCTTCAAGCATTTCAGTATCTAACATACCCCAATATTCAAGAACTTCAAAACGTTCTACATAGCTATCTTGATTATAATCTATTAAGTCATCTTCCCAATATTTTTTTGTATAGTTTTCTCCTTCTGATATTACCTCTTCTATGACGTTATCTCTAAAGTAGGGTCTTCGTTTTAAAGCACGTAGTTCAGAACGTGACATTTTATGTCGTTCTATTATGTATTGTGCTTGTTCAATATTAGTACTATCAGGGTCAGGATAAAAATTCCAAACAGAAACATGGCTGACTTGAGGGATTGTTTTAAATACAGGAGAATACTCTCCTTCTTCATCCCAGTTCGGGTATTCTTTGTCAACAGCAAAAGGTCCTTTCATTACTCCTGTGCCAAACAAGGACATCTCAAAAGCTGTGCTTCTAAGGTGCTTGTTAGCATGAGACTCTTGCAATTGGTCCATGATTTGTTTTTCCATAGACTTAGCTGCAATCATTGCAGGACTATATGTTATCGCTGTAGGAGTTTGTCCACTGCCTTCTTTAAGATTTTCAACGTCTTCAAGTTTTTCCCCCAAAGGACCAAGCATATCTTGCAAGCTTTTAGCTGTAGCTCCTTTAGGAAGCTCTTTGCCATCTCCCATAAAACCGTAAGGAGAAACCACATCTCCGCTATCATTTTGATTACGTAATTCTTGAGGTTCTTTAGGGTCGAAACTAACATCTTTAGCAATTCCTTCTGGTAACTCTGTTGGCTCTATGCTTATAGGAAATTTATTTCCCGCAAATAATACATCAGCAATCTGTCCATAGGCAGCTAATGTTTTTGTTTTAGTTATTTTAATAAATACTCTAGACTTTTCGGCTTCCGTAAACTGAACATCAGGTCCATATATACCTCTATAATTTCTATAGGCACGAACCCATCTTGTTTCATCATCATATCTGTAGTCTTCTGATTTTTTAAACTGTGACATAACATGACTAGCAATACCTTTTACTTCTACATCAGTTACATCAGAATCTTTAGAGTCCTCTAATGCAATCGCATCATCTTCTAAATTTATTTCGTCTTCAGCCATATTAATATCCAAACGTTGAATCTGCTACAGGCATACTACTAGAAGGTCTGCCATGTGGGTCGTAATCAAATATACTAAATCTTGGTCGTGACATTATACCATATCTTAATGCATCATACAAGTGGTCTTCGGCTCTAGTATCTACGTCTTCGGGATTTTTTTTATCCAAAGGTATAGAAGGTAATTGCGAAACCGTATTAGTACACGTATTAAAAAACACTATTCTAGGTTCTTCTGTATATTCGTCTACTTGCAAACGTCTATGTATCTCATTCTTACCTGATACACGACTACCTTTACTTCTATCAGAAGGTCTCCAACGACACCCTCTCTGTATCATTTGTTCCGCAAGAGAAGGACCAGTATCACCACGTTTGTGCCAAAGGCTACTGTCAAGAACACCGTACTTAATATTTCCATCTTCTGCTTCCAATTCATTTATCATATCTGCCAAATCTGTGGCAAGGACTTTGCTAACATAGAGTTCTCTATAAACAATAAGTTGTTCAGATGGCGAGACAGCAAACCATAACACCCCACTATAAGAACCATACCCATAATCACAAGCCCTAAATTTGACCCAATTACTAGAGATGTGAAAAGGCTCAACAACGTGAATATCACGATTAAACTCCGTAAAAGCGGCACCTTCTTTAATATCCCAATCGCCTTCAAGTAATTGCCTACGCTGTTGCTCTGGGAGTGATAGCAACATTGCTTCGTAATCACCTTCTCTAGATAAATACGGATTGTCAAGTAATCTTGCAGGGATAAATTTCCTTTTAAATAACGATTGTCCAGCTTTGCTATGTCCTGCTGGATACTTAAGTATTTCCCCGGTCTCAATATCTGTTGCATCAAATGTCTTTCCATATGGTGCGGGGTCAATAAACATTTTTTTGACCCAACCATGACCCGGACCTCCCGGGTTTGTGGTTGCCCTCATATAGATTGGCAAATCTGATGACGCTGTTCTTAAACGTGAACGCATGTAATTCCATGAAAACGGAGTTGCCCACTGCGTTAACTCGTCAAACCCTATCCAACTAAATGCCAATCCTTGATATCTTAATACGTCATCATCTCTGTCAAGGTATGACATCCACAATCTAGCACCTGATGGTGCTACCCATTGCATCTTTCTTTCTGACCATTTTATACCCTTCCAAATCTTAGGATATAATTCTTGTGACTTCCATACTAATTCTCTAAGTTCTTCTGTTGTATGTCTTAATAATAAACCACTAAACGATGGATGACCCATATATCTTAAAGGGTCTGCAAGCATAGCATATGATTTACCACCTCCTGCTGAACCACCATATAATACTTCTCTTTCATTTGCCGCAAGAAACTCTGTCTGTGGTCCTGCATTTGGTTTAAAGATTACATTAAGAGACTCTTCTTCTAATCTTTCTACTTCAACTATACTAGGTTTTTGAACCGAGTCTTTCTTCTTCGATGGCTTTCGCCTTTTCGATTGCTTTCTGGGCGTACTCAGACCATTTTCTGAGAGTTCTAGCTTGGTTCTTACGTTGTTGCTCATGCATTAACCTTTTTCTTAATCCTACGTGAGATATTTCTCTACCTGTTTTTTGAGTAACCCAATTAGCAACTTGCCTATAGGAATACTGTCTTACATACTTTCTAGCCATTTCAATAGCTTCAAGTTCAAAGGGTATTGGATTAAGTACGTCAGGGTCTTCTTTATCTTTTTCATATCCAAAAGGTATTATTCGTGATATACGTGGTATCTTAGACCACTCTTTACCTTCTTCATCCTTTATATCTGTAGGTTGTGGTAACTTCCACTTACCTAAACTTCTTACTGTCATTCTACTCTTTATTTTTAGGAGGTAATATCATAACACCACCTGATGCCTCTACTTGTACCTTCTCGGTCTTAATTAAACCTACTCTGTCTAGCAGTTCTTTGCTTGCTGAGAGCTTATCTCGTATGCCAAGCTGGGTAGGGTCATCTACACCACTTACCATAGCCACAGCGGCTTTAGGTGCGTTTCTACCCATATATAATTGTGTAGCTTCCATAATCTCTTCTTTGAGAGATTTTATTATATCTGTTGTACTAGATGTTTCAGAATATCCTGCAAGCACTTTAGCCTGTGCGACATCTCCACCTGCACCATCAAATAGTACATCAAGAAACTTTTGTTGTCTTTCGGTTAGTTGTCTACTCATACGGGTGGGTTCTCTCTATGATGCTGCCTATCCACGATTGCTATTAGACGTTTTGCTCTATTGGGAGTTTGTTTAAACCAACGAGAGTCTTCCATTTCGTCTGCCATTTTATGCCAATCTAAATCTTCTACGGCGGCAATCATATTCTTAAATTTAGATAAGCGAGGTCTACCTAATTGAAAACA